TAAAGATGTCCGAAAGTTTATGGAGATTGTGTTAAACAAGACTAGAGGACTTCCTGTAACAGAAAAAAGCCCTATAACAGACATTACTGGGGCCTTTCAGGCTTATACCTATCTCAACTATGGTGCCTACTTCCCTGTTACCCAAGCGGCAGAAACGGCACAAATAGCCCTTACGCACCCAATATCGACCACAAAAGCAGCAGTCAAGAGACTTTTTGGTGACCATGATAAGGCTCAGGAGCATTTGGTTACCATACTAAACGCCATGAACAACAAGAACATGCCTTCTAGTGGTGCTATCGTTAGGCAGATGCACGAGATAACAAACGACATGACAAACGCTTTTATTCACGAACAGCCAACGCGAGACTTTAGTGAAGCCGTTTCAACAGTGGACAAAGCCTATATTGGGGCACAGAAAGGAGCGTTAATTGCCAGCAGAATAAACCTGCATGCTTTGAGTAGAATCGCTAGTTGGCAGAAAAACGCCTATCTTAAAATAGCCCTTATTGACATGGAGGAGATGGCTGAAAAAATACTGCCACAACGAGACGCTATTTTAAACACAATAAAGACAAGGTTTCCAGATGTCTACCAAGAAAACAGTGCGTTTTTGGAGAACTACATAGTCAAGGATTCGGCAATGGCTGACGTTATTGAGGAGGCGTATCCGAACGCTGCTGCAGAATTGATGCCTTTGCTCGACAAATTGACGCTTAAAAAATCTAACACATTCTACTTGTTCACCGAATTGGGCCTGCCGCATGAGGGAGTCCTTGAGGCGCTTAGGACTGCTAAGGCTTTACGTGATAATGCCGATGTCGACCCACATGCTGCAACTAGACTGTTTACCGCCTTAGACAATTTTAGTGGCTCAATGGTATACAATCCTACTACAGCCAACATGCCTAAATTTGTAATGGAACATCCGGTAATGAATCTGGTCTTTGGCTTAATGCGCTTTGCTTTTGAGTCATGGAACACTATTACCCATCGTCTTTTGGCACATCCTGCCGAGACTGTTTTATGGGGAGCACTTTTTTCTTCGATGGTGGTCAGTTACATACAACAAGAGATGATGCTATTGGTTAGCTCGTACCTTCCTGCGACTTTAGCAGGGGCTGTCACAGGGGATGCTAATAGGGCCATAGAGCATTACTCCCAAGCACGAGAAGAGTTGATGATGCCTAAAAAAGATGACCCAGGCATAATGGGGTACAGCACAAATTTTGTTCTTGGCATCTTAATGAGAAGTGCGGCGCTGTCTTACATGACCTTTCTGTACAGAACAGGGGCTTACGTCAACAGGCATCTGCCACAGCCAGAATTTATCCGGGCATCTAATTTGCCGAACAAAGGGTTTATTGAGAGCATGCCTTGGTTCAACGCTGTCACAGACCCCATCACGTCTGCTGTAGGTGTTGGGCGAATAGTGGCAGAAGGGGCTACACAACAAAACGTTAGGGAAGTTGTGTCCCATGCACCGTTGATTAACAGCTTTGCCCCCTTAAAGATTTTTCTTCAATCCATATTACACTCCGAATGGTACGAAGAGCTACCTAAGAAAGCTCAGAGTACTAAATAATACCTCCACCCATCAAGAGACCTAAAGCATGATATCAAGAACCAATACGACAGCCAACGGCGCTACAGCGTCATTTAACTACCCGTACCCCTTTATTGACCAGGCGCACCTGAAGGTATACGTCAACGGGAGCCTGAAGAGCCTTTCGACCCACTACACAATAACATCAGGTTCCCCTATCAATGGGCAGCCTACGGTCAACATTGTGTTTAATGCAGGGCATATTCCGACTAACGGCCAAAGGGTCCAAATAATCCGTAGGTCTGGAGGGACCTTATCGGCACCTGCAGTGTCTTTTGTCGACGGGCACGTATTGAAGCAACAAGACCTTGCAGACGATAGTACCCAAGCGTTTTACCTATGCCAAGAGGCCCTCGATGACTTCGAGAACACCTTGCAGTTCACCTATGACAACAAGCTTGATGCGGGCAATAGGGAACTGACGAATCTAGCAGCCCCTACAGCACCCACAAGCGCCGTGACCGCTGGATACCTTGAGTCATATGCCCTAGGAAACGCTGTAAGCGTCTACGTGACGCAAGCACAGACTGCCGCTGGGTCAGCCTCAGCGTCAGCTTCAAGCGCCTCAGCGTCGGCCTCAGGTGCCTCAACGTCGGCCTCCAATGCCTCAGCGTCAGCTTCAAGTGCCTCATCGTCAGCTTCAAGTGCCTCAGCGTCAGCTTCAAGTGCCTCAGCGTCAGCTTCGAGTGCCTCTAATGCCCTTGCCGCCATGGACCAAGGCAGTGCGTTCCCTGATGTGCCCAATGGCTCTGATTACGACTCCAGCTTGCTTACAGGGGCTCAATGGAACAAACAGGAGTTCTATTCTTCAGTAAGTCCCGACGGGTTGCTCTATCAGACCCGGAGGCTCTATACGCCAGCCAATAGCACCGGAAGTCCTGTTGATTACGATGTGGTTCTTCACACGGCTTTACAAAATGACGTATATGGTATTTTTGTGTCCCCATGGAATGACGTTGCTGTAGACTTCAAAATATCCCATGTTTTGATAAACGGCACTTGGATAGCCACGAACTCCCTTACAGCGACTTTTGTGACCCCTCAGTTGTCCAGCAGCAACCAACTGACGGCTATACGCATCAGGAAACCTACAGGCACAGTGGCTTCAGTATTGTCAGTGTTGGTCATTGGACGCTAAGAGGTGAAACGTATGGAATTCGATGATGAGACATATTTCAATGAGGCCGTAGAGCTTATTGTACTCAAAAAGGAAATTCAGGCGATAAAGGAAGAGCTTGATATAATTACTCTCAAGCTTGACAACATCACAAAGCTGTTTGAGAATACCAAAGCTGTCCTTACGGCTATCCAATGGATAGGAGGCACTATTGCCGCCGTATGGGCGGCTTTCGTTGCCATTAAGGATCACCTTGAGATTACGGTAAAATAGGCCCCATTATGACCCCTCAGAAACCTATTATCAGGAATACCCTTGAGTCCCTGCACGAAGTGTTTGCCTCAGAACTAAAAGATGGCTTGGTGCACGGTATGCGCGCTGTAGACAAAGAAGGCAATGAAGTGCGCCAACCTGCTAACCCGGCGTATCTGAATGTTATCAGGCAGTTCCTGAAGGATAACAATATTCAGGCCACTGCATCCAACGGGAACAGTCTTGAAGCAATCCTATTGTCCCTTCAGGGTTCTTCTATCTATGATGGGACTGTTGAGGACGAGGAGGAAATCTATTTGCCAGCCATAACTGTCCCTTCAGGCGACATAGAGGGCATCCCTAGTGTCCTGTAATGTCAAACTGATAAGTCACACAATGCCCTATGGCGATTCCCAAGGAGGGGAGTCGCTTCAGGATATTATCGTTCATTGTGCCAGGGTGAGTAACCCTAAGGGGCAGTTGACCAATGAGTCCCCTACACGGCTCATCAAGTACTTGTTGACCCATGGGCATTGGAGCCCCTTCGAGATGGCTTCAGTATGCCTCGAAATCATCACGACAAGGGATATTGCCAGGCAGATACTGAGACATCGGAGCTTTTCGTTTCAGGAGTTCAGTCAGCGGTATGCCGACCCAACAAGTGAAGATGCATCCCTAGGTTTCTCAGTACGGGAGGCTCGTCTACAAGACCCTAAAAACCGTCAGGCATCCCTTGAGACAGCCGATAGTGACATCAAAGCACAATGGGAGGCCATTCAAGAATCGTTGCTTGATGAGGCCCTCAAGGCGTATAAATGGGCTATTGCTAATGGCCTCGCCAAAGAACAAGCACGTGCAGTGCTGCCGGAAGGCACTACCCTGTCCCGCATGTACATGCACGGCACTCTGCGTTCATGGATTCACTATGTATCCATCAGGACGCAACAAGAAACACAAAAAGAACATCGTGCGGTAGCTCTGGCTTGCGCCAAAGAGATTGCCAAGGTGTTCCCATTAATAAACGAATTTGTGGCTTAATGCCGTCAAACAGGAGACATTCATGACCAATAGTCAACCTCAAGAAATCCTCTCAGCCATTACGGTATTCAACAAGTACGCCAAGCATATCCCTTCATTGTCTCGAAGGGAGACCTTCAGGGAGCTTATAGACCGCAATAGGCAAATGCACAGCAAAAAGTTCCCTGAGCTTGCCGAGGAAATCAAAGATGTTTACGATAACTTTGTGTTTACCAAAAAGGTATTACCCTCAATGCGCTCCTTGCAGTTTGGGGGACTACCTATCGAACTATCAAACACAAGAATCTATAACTGTTCCTTTTTGCCCTGTGACGCTATTGAGGCCTTTTCGGAGACCATGTTTCTCTTGCTCAGTGGTACCGGTGTGGGCTATTCGGTGCAGCAGCATCATGTCGATAAGCTACCTTCGGTCATCGGGGTGAGCAACAAGAGTCGTAGGTTTCTTATCGGCGACAGTATCGAGGGCTGGGCGGATGCCGTGAAGGTGCTCGTTAAAGCGTACTTTATGGGTCGCCCTGATCCGTTATTTGACTTCAGGGACATCAGGCCTAAAGGTGCCAGGCTGATTACTTCCGGCGGCAAGGCACCCGGTGCTGACCCATTAAGGATTTGCTTGACGCACATTAAAGCGGTGCTTAACGGCGCTGTAGGCCGCAAATTGAAGCCTATCGAAGCACATGACATACAATGCCATATAGCTGACGCAGTGCTATCAGGGGGCATCAGACGGGCCGCAATGATTGCTCTATTCAGTCCCGAAGATAACGATATGCTCTCCTGTAAAAGTGGCGCATGGTGGGAACTCAATCCCCAACGAGGGCGCGCCAATAACTCCGTGGTGCTCCATAGGGAACACACAGAGCAAGACCAGTTTAGGGCTATTTGGGCCAAGGTGGAGCAATCAGGCGCAGGAGAGCCTGGGGTGTATTGGACTAACGATCTTGAATGGGGAACTAACCCTTGCGTTGAGATTGGCTTGAGGCCCTTTCAGTTCTGTAACTTGACCGAGATAAACGTTTCGGATGTGAAAGACCAGCAGGACCTCAATGCCCGCGCTAAGGCTGCTGCATTTACCGGGACGCTTCAAGCCAGCTATACGGACTTTCATTACCTTCGGGACATCTGGCAGGAAACCACAAAGCACGATGCGCTGATAGGTGTCTCAATGACAGGTATTGGCTCAGGGGCTGTTTTAGGGCTAGACCTGAAGGAAGCCTCCAAAGCCGTGGTTGACGAGAATGTTCGTGTTGCACATCTGATAGGTATCAATAGGGCCGCAAGGACTACAGCCGTAAAGCCCGCCGGGACTACCTCATTGGTCTTGGGGACTTCCTCAGGAATCCATGCCTGGCACAATGACTACTATATCCGCAGAATGCGCGTAGGTAAAAATGAGGCGCTTTATGAGTACCTAATAAACAACATTCCGGCCATTGTGGAAGATTGCAAGTTTAAGCCCCATATTGAGGCCGTTATGTCCTTTCCGCAGAAAGCCCCTGAAGGCTCTATATTGCGGACTGAGAGCTACCTCGACCTCTTGGAGCGCGTAAAGGTGTTCAACGAACAGTGGGTCTCTGAGGGGCATATTGACGGCATTAACAAGCACAATGTGAGTTGTACGATTTCATTGAAAGAAGACGAATGGAAACCTTGTGGTGAATGGATGTGGGCTAACAGGTATAACTACAATGGAATCAGTGTGTTGCCCTATGACGGCGGTACGTATGTCCAAGCCCCATTTGAAGACATCACCAAAGAGCAATATGAGCAAATGCTTCCCTTGCTGCAGAGCATTGACTTGACACAAATAATCGAAAAGGATGATAACACGACCCTTATTGACCAAATAGCTTGCTCAGGGGGACACTGTGAAATCAAATAGCATCTTCTGGGCAGACTTGACGTTCCCTCCCATAAACCTCTGGAATGTCCCGAGATGCAACTTCATTAAACCTGCTAACATGCAGAGCCTCTATGCCCAACGTAACAAAAGCCACTCGCAGCAACAACAAGCCCTCTTCCCCTCAGTCCTTTTTGGTGCTGGACGACTTCAAAGTATTCATGGCATACACTTGGAAAGAATTAGGTCTGCCAAAGCCTACTGAAGTCCAGCTTGACATTGCGGATTACCTTCAGAGCCGTCATGTAAACTCAAAGATGATTCAGGCCTTCCGTGGTGTCGGGAAGTCATGGATTACGTCAGCTTATGTGTGCTGGAGGTTACTAAAAGACCCCCAAATAAAGATACTGGTGGCCTCTGCCTCCAAGGAGCGCGCAGATGCCTTCAGTATCTTTACCAAAAAGCTGATAAACGCCATGCCCTTATTGCAGCACTTACAGGCCAATGAGGGACAAAGGGACACAATGATTGCCTTTGATGTTGGCCCGGCAAGGCCTGCACATGCCCCATCAGTGAAATCAGTAGGTATCACTGGGCAGCTTACAGGTTCCCGAGCCGACATTATTGTTGCTGACGACATTGAGAGCTTGAACAACTCATTGACCCTTCAGGGCCGCGATAGGCTGCTGGAGTTGGTCAAAGAGTTTTCAGCTATCATTGTGCCAGGGGGCGAAATTGTGTACCTTGGCACCCCTCAGACCCACGAAAGTGTCTATAACATATTGCCTGATAGAGGCTATGAGATACGCATATGGCCCGCTGAGTATCCCGACAAGGTACGCATGGAGCGCTATGCGGACAAAATAGCCCCTGTAATCGCCGACAAGGTCCGAAAAGACCCAACCCTTATTGGGATGCCTACTGACCCAAAACGCTTCTCTACGGGCATCCTAGAGCGTTCTAAGCTGGAATATGGTAAGGCAGGGTACGCCCTTCAGTTCATGCTCGATACGAGCCTATCAGACATCGATAGGTACCCCTTGAAGCTCAATGACCTGATGGTCTTTGATTGCAACAAGGATGTGACCCCATTGCGCCTAGCGTGGTCCTCAAGCCGTGAGTACTGGGTGACGACCTATAACATAGGCTTACCCGGAGACCACTTCAGCAGACCCATGTACATATCAGACCAATGGGAGAAATACACGGGAACCTGTATGGCCATAGACCCCTCAGGACGCGGTCAGGACGAGACGGCCTATGCTGTCGTTAAGATGTACAAAGGACGCTTACACCTTGTAGCGTCTGGAGGGTTCCGAGAGGGCTACACGGAGGCCACATTGACCAAGTTGGCACTGGTAGCCAAGGAACATAATGTCCAATGGATTATCGACGAGGTCAACTATGGTGACAGGATGTTCATAGAACTCTTTAAGCCTGTTCTAGCCAGGCATCACCAGTGCACCATTGACCCTGAAGGGTTCCGTAGTTCAACACAAAAAGAACGCCGGATCATAGATACTTTAAGACCCGTATTTGAGAGCCATAGGCTGGTTATAGATTCTACGGTGCTTCAGAAGGACCTTGAGGGTCTCGATGACTCCTCAAGGAACTACTCGCTGTTCTATCAGATGTCAAGGCTCTCCTATGACCGTGGGGCATTACGTCATGATGACCGATTGGATGCCTTGGCTTTATGTGTTCACTATTGGACCGACCAGATGGCCAAAGACCAAGCTTTGGTTGAGCAAGAAGCCATGTCAGCCGCCTATGAGGAAGCCATCAAGGACATGCTGACTCTCTTTGGGGAAAGACAGGGCAAAGATTCGAAGCAAGACCTATCAGGGAATTGCTGAAGCTATGGCAGACCAGTGGGGCAGCGTTTAGGCTTGAAGCCCCTAACAGAATGCCCGTAAAGGCCTCTCAGAGCCCCGTAGAGCCACGATAAGCATTTTAGGGGTATTAGGGTACCGGGTATAGGCTTAAAACGCCTCAGAGAGCCTTACAGGGGCTTTAAGCTCAAGGGCCCCTACCTCTAGGCCGTTCAGATAAAAGTCTCATGGTGCCCTTCAGTCCCGTATCACCCTGGCATTCCCTCTAAAATCCCCTAAAAACCTTGATTTTGGCTAAAAATAGCGCATAATAACCCTACAATTTCCGGGGTAGCCATATCAGGAGGAGAAAAAAGAGAAAAAAAGCTTCCCCTATAGATACCAAAGGATCACCTCAAGGAGACATGAGGAGACACAATGCTCCCTGATGCAACCAGAGGGAACAAGATGACCCCTCA